AAAAGGATATTTAAGAGTTCGCCTTTCATTTGACGGAGTTTACAAAAACTATAAGGTTCATCGCTTAATTGCTTTGACTTTTTTAGACCAAGTACAAGGCAAGAATCAAGTAAATCATATTAACGGAATTAAAGACGATAATAGATTAGAGAATTTAGAGTGGTGCGATAATAGAGAAAATCAATTGCACGCTCACAAAAATAATCTATCTACTTGTGCTCATATGAAGAAAATAGTTTTTGATACTTACACGGGTGTATTTTATAATTCAGCTACTGAACTAGCTCGATTAATAGGAATTAATAGAGTGACTTTAATAGGTAAATTAAACGGAACAAGAAACAATTTAACACGATATATTTATGCGTAATTTNNGGAATGGACAAAGTAATTAGCGTAATTCATTATAGAGCTCAAAAGCAACACGAAGAATTTACTGCTGACACTTACGGAGCATTAAGCGTTCCAGCTCCACACGAAGCGAGCTTCACTCCTTACGATGAGGTCACTAAGGAAATGGTCGAAGGATGGCTAGAAGAATCTTTGGACACCGAAGCAATCGAAGCGAATTTAGATGCACAAATAGAGAACTTTTTGAATCCTCCGATAGTGGCTTATCCGCTACCTTGGTAATAATTAGAAACAAAAAGTATTAAATTACGTTTATAATCAAACAAACAACAAAAAAATGAAAATTGATTTAAATTTTAGTCTTACAGACTTAGATGGTAAAGCCATTGAAAACGCTAACGCTGGTAAATTAGTAGCTAGCTCACTTGTTCAACAATCTAAAGGCGATGCCCTTAAGTTTTGGGATTGGGCGGTAGCACTAAACAAAGGCGAGGTACTAGATTTAGATTCTAGCGACCAAGAGACTTTTAAAAACTTCATTAAGGATAATGAGAACTTTGCTATTATTGCTAAGGCTCAAATTTTACACAAACTAAAAAAAGACTAACGTGTTAAACTCCCTTCCCGACTGGTTTACAAATATTCTAACGGCTACTATTGCATCACTTGCAACTTATTTTAGCACTCGCAAAAAAGAGAACGTAGACATACAAGGAGGGGAGTTATCAAATACACAAGAAGCCATTAAAATATGGCGTGAGATGGCACAAGAAATGAGCGATAAAGTAAAAGAATTAAGTGATAAAATCGACCATTTGACTGCCGAAGTACATAGTCTTAAAAGCGAGAACTCCTCACTTAAATCCAAACTAAATCTCTTAGATGAAGATAACCAAGTTAAGCCAAAAAGGACTCGACCTAATAAAGCAGTTTGAAGGATTGAGCCTTACTCCTTATGTCTGCAGTGGCGGTATAAACACGATTGGATACGGCAACACGTACTATACGAACGGTAAGAAGGTTACATTACAAGACAAGCCTATTACTAAACAACAAGCCGAAGAGCTTCTTAAATTTTCTCTTTCTACCTATGAAAAAGCGGTGGATTCATTTTGTCGTGATGACATATCTCAAAGCCAATTCGATGCACTCGTTTCTTTTGCTTATAATCTAGGCACCGGAGCTTTACAAAAATCTACTCTTATTAAAAAAGTTAATGCCAACCCTAAAGACGTTACAATAGCTGACGAGTTCATGAAGTGGAACAAGGCTAATGGTAAAGTTTTGGTAGGACTTACAAAACGTAGACAAGCGGAAGCTAACCTTTACTTCTCATAATATGCGAAATTTACTTATTCTTTTGGCTTGTGTTGCGTTTATTTCTTGTAAACGTACAAAGGCCTTAACCGAGTATAAAGAACTCGTTAGAATCGATACAATACAAAGCGTGAAAATAGTAGAAAAGTACAAGGCTATTCACGATACTTTGACTATTGCTTCTCCTTGCGATTCAAGCGGAGTGCTTACTAGATTCTACTCTAAGTTAATTATCCCACAAGGAAACATAGTAATAAAATCAGATGGCACCAGTATTAAAGCTCAGGTAGACTTAGACTCTACTAGAAGCGAGATAGAGAATAACTATCGTAACTCTCAAGTTAAATGGATTGAATATCGAGACAAAGAGGTTATTAAATACCGAGTTCCTACTTGGGTAGTAATGTTATTATTTGCTGAAGCTATTATGTTAGTAGCTTGGTTATATCTTAAATTCGGATTAAATGCATTCAAATAACGAAAAGGCTCAAGCGATTAAAGACCATTTCTACTCTACAAATTTAACAAGAGCAGACTTTGAGCGAGAGAATTACCAGATGTATGGTTATAAATCGGTAGTTCAATTTCATAAAGCTATGACTAAATACGACATTAGTGTTATAAAGCGTAGCGAATACTTCAAACAAAATGCACCTAAAGCCAAGATTGAATCCTTTAACCTAGACGAGTTAGATAACTTTGGTATAGAAGAAAGCATAGGTAAAGAATATACGAGCTTACGACTAGAAGATAAGTTTAAGAAGATAGGTATTATGAGCGATATTCACGTACCTTTTCACTCTATGATTGCTTTGACTTGTGCCATAAAGCATTTAAGAGATGAGCAAATAGATTGCTTAATTCTTAACGGAGATATAATGGACTTCTATGCTATCTCTCGACACGAAAATGAAAAGGATTTAAGAGACTTTGCTAAAGAGATTGAGATGGGTCGTAACTTCTTGCAAAAGATTAGAGACTTATTTCCACTAATACCTATCTATTATAAGATGGGAAACCACGAGAATAGATGGCAAAGGTATTTAAACGAACAAGCGGAAGAGTTTGCCCAGTTACACGAAATGCAATTTGAGCAATTCTTTAGACTAGATAAGCTCGCTATGACGTTTGTACCCGATTGGCAAGGTATAGAGGTTGGTAATTTATTAGTGGCACACGGACATGAATTAATGGCAGGTGGTATGAATCCAAGCCAAAGCACATTTAACAAGACTTTTTGCAACACATTAATAGGGCACGTACATCGTACTACTAATACTATTAAAAAAACTGGTTTTAAAGAGTATATACATACGCATAGTACTGGGTGCTTAACCCAGTTATCCCCAAAATATTACCCATTTGCACAACACAATCACGGTTTTGCAATGGTTCATATAGAAAATGGCATAACAAAAGTGGATAACTTTGTTATTAAAGATGGAAAAATAGTTTAACTTTGTATAAAGCGACTGCAACCGCTAACTACAACATTAATGCCCCTTTTTATTTACAAGACGTTGCAGACTTGTATTTAATCTGGGGCTTTATATTTTATGGAAACTTGGAAAAAAATCAATTGTGAATTTGATAATTATGAAATTAGCAATTATTGTAAAGTTAAAAATATCAATACTGGTAAGATATTAAAATCATATATTGATAAATATGGTTATGTATATCATGGTTTAAGTGGAGCAGGTAAAACAAAAAAGTTTAAGTTACATAGGCTTATGGCATTAACTTTTATACCAAATCCAGATAATAAAAAGGAGGTAAATCATAAAGATGGTAATCCTAAAAATAATTTAATTGAAAATTTAGAATGGTGTAGTCATTTTGAAAATCAAACCCATAAAGTAAAATTATGGAATACATCTAGTAAATATCTTGGAGTAACTTTTAATAAGAGAGAAAATAAATGGAAAGCACAAATTCAAATTAATAAGAAAAAAATAGGACTTGGAGCATACAATACAGAACAAGAAGCTTACTTAGCTAGAGTAAACTATGAAAAAGAAAATGGTATATTAAATAAATATTTATAGATTTGTAAGATTTGTTTTCATAATATAGGTTTAGAATTGTTTATATGAATGCCTCTGGATATTGTCTAGGGGCATTTTTGTTGCCGTTAAATAAATAATTGAAAAAATAATTAAAAAAAAATTATTTAAAATGTTGTTGTATCTTTGAAGTGTCAATAAGGCAAAACAATTCTAAACAAAAACAAAATGAGAGAGCATCTTAAAAAAATCGACAAGGACGACATCGTCGGAGCTATTCTGGTTTCATCGTTTACCTACCTTACTTTTTACGTTATTTATTTCATTCAAAACATCTAAATCTATGTGTATCTTAAAAGCACAATTCCAAGACGAAGCTGGGTTATATACTATGACTTGGTCATTTAATCCAGAGCTATGGAGCGTAAGAGATTTAATCTCACACGAATGTCAAAAATCTAATTCTAAACTTGTAACCATAATCTCAAATGAAAAACTTAATTAAAGCACTATCAGATTTTCAAAACGAATGTCCGATTATTCACAAGGATACTAAAGGGCATAACTATACCTATGCCGACTTGCCTCAGATTTTTAGCGTGATTAATCCGCTACTTAAAAAGCATAAGCTTTGCTTTACTCAGTTACTACAAGACAATGGCATTAAGACTATTCTTTTCCACGTAGAGAGCGGAGAACAACTAGAAAGCTTTACTAGTATTCCTTTAGTAAAACTAGGTGCTATGAACGAATATCAGAGCTATGGTAGTGGTGTTACATACTACAGACGATACGCACTTAGCTCAATGCTTGGTTTGGTTACTGACAAGGACACGGATGCAGCTGGTACACCAGTAGCACAATCGCCTAAGTTTCGTTTAGATATGTTAGCTAACGTACACACAGAAGACGAACTAGGCTTACTTTATAATTCATTTAAAAGCTCACTAACTCCTAGCGATTTAGAAGCATTCAAAACGCGTAAACAACAAATAACAAAATAATGGGACAATTAATTAACGCACAGATTAACAAGACAAAGCTTCAAGGTTTAGTTCACTACACTAACAAGCGTACTAACGAAGAATCGGTAAACATTACCATCTCTTTAAACGATGCACCAGACCAGTACGGGAATAATGCTTCTATCTGGATTTCTCAAACCAAAGAAGAGCGTGAAGCTAAAGCTCCAAAGGTTTACTTAGGCAATGGGAAAGTTATCTACGATTCAAATTTGCCAAGACAAAACGCACCAGAGTTTCCTAAAGAAGCTCCTACAACTTCAACCGATTTACCTTTCTAATATGTACAAGCAAGGATTAACATTCACTTTCTCACGTAGCTCGTCAAATAATTGGCGAGTTACTAGAGACTTCGATTCTAAGCAAGAGTTTGATTCATTCTTAGAGCAATGGGCAAAAGATGGTTTTGAGTTAATAGCAGAAGAATTAGTAGTTATTAAAGCTCAAGTTTACCCACAAGTTTTAAAGCTTGATTTAAAAAGCAATGGTAATAGTTATTTTACTATTATCGAGCGATTTTCTTCAAGCGAGGAGTTTGTTAAGTATTGCGAATATAAATTATTGGAAGGATTTAAAGTAATAGGCTCAGAGCCTTATAAAGATTTGTAAAATGAAAGTAAAGAAAATGAGTATTTATGCACAATGTGCTGAACGTTTAAACGCTAAAGGAATTAAACCTTTTAGTGCTAGACAATGGAGCTTACCTTTAATTCAACAGACCGTTTATGGCAAGGTAAATTACCCAGAAGTAATGGAAGAACTTAAACTTATAATGGCAGAATATGAAAGAAACTCCTAAACAAAAAGCAACTGAGCTAATTAAGAAATTTAAAGATGCTCAAGTTAA